AAATTTACAGAACCAGTAAGAGAGCGAATAATAGAGGCTCTCCGGGCTGGTACTACTTATGAGATCGCTGCTCAATACGCAGGAATATCTAGGAGTACTCTCTATGAGTGGATTAAGAAGGGAGAGGGATTCGAGAGCGGAGTCTATCGTACTTTTTACGACAATGTAAAAAGAGCAGAAGCGGAAGGAGCGGTAGTTCATCTCGGAACGATAGCCCAGGCTTCTAAGAAAGATTGGAAAGCAGCAGCCTGGTTATTAGAGAGAAGGCACGGTTACTCGAAAGAAGGAGTGATGAGAGTCCAAGAGCAAGCGAAGGAGATGGAACTCCCCTCCAATATGCTAGAGTTACTCAAGATGCAAGCGAAGGAACTCCGGTCCAGTATGGCTAAAGCAGAATCTTCGCAGAGTTGGCAAGCGTACGCAGCACTCCAGAGGCAACTCCTGCAGGTAGTCCAGCAGATCAGACAGATCGAAGCGGAAGAAGGTATGGGAGATGAACTCGAGGGATTAACTGATGAACAGTTATTGAGCGAGATAACCTCCGCTATTGTATCTCTCCCTCCAATCCTTAGACAGAGGCTCGAAGGTACGATACACTCTATGCAAGATGTACTCCATATTCCACAGGTGAAAAAATGACAATACTACAGATTATTATAATCTCTGCTATGGGAGGCTCACTCCTTACTACTGGAGCAGTTATCGCTCTAGAGAACCGCTCTAAGCATTGGGAGGAGTTATCCACAGGTCAATCCGAAGTTATCAACAGTCTAATAACGCTGCAGGACTCAATCCATAAAGAGGAACTAGAGATCCGTAAGAGTTTAACCGCTCCAGATCTTATAGAGGTTCCCTGCTCTGAGGACTTCATATATAAAAATGGAGAGGGACTCTGTAGAGAGATGTTCTGCAGACTCCAAACAAGAGAGGGAGATGGGGCTTCCCAATCTGAGTGCGAAGAGATTGCTAACTTAAACAACACCATCTCAATTCTCAGTGAATGTAAGAATATGGAAATAGAGATAGAGCAATGCTTAAAAGTACTCGATACTCGAAAGTAGATAGATTCTGTGAGGTGTGCGATTGTTTACCTTGCGATTGTCATGGGGTAGAAGATGAACTTCGGATTATGGGTACAACTGGAACTCATGAAGCACGAGAAGAGCCTATCTTGGCTTGCTGGCAGGATAGGCTCGCATCCTTCACTCTTGTGCAAATGGAGAGCGGGCTTATCGAACCCAAAAACAGAATACTTCTTTCTAGTGTGCAGAGAGATCTCCCTTCTCAGACAAGAACCGATAGAGGACACGATAAGAGAGGGAGCGAAAGCGATGGGGATTAAGTTCTAATGAGCATCCGGGATACTACAAAGAACCTAAGGAGATTAAGGAATCGGGCTTCTCAGAATCCGCTCGCTTACTTCTGTCCTACTCCTCCGCAGGAGGCATGGTTACGGGATCCCAGTAAGATAAAACTCCTTCTCGGAGGCAACCAAGTAGGAAAAACTTACGCACAGACCGCAGAACTCCTCTATAGATGTCTAGGGAATCATCCGTATCTAGAGACCGATCCACCTCCTATCCAGGCTTTCTTAATTACTCACTCTCACCAGCAGAGCATAACGATCCAAGAGAAACTCTACGCTATGTGTCCTAAGGATGCTCTCCATCCTTCCTGTGAGTTCGTACCCGGTAGAGGCTTCAGAGGTATCCATCCGGTAGTAAGATTTAATAATGGGAGCATGATACATATCAAGACCGCTAACCAAGGGCTCGGATTGGCATCTGCTACAGTGGGATATGTAGCGATCGATGAGCCTGTATCTCAAGATGTATGGGGAGAACTTGCTGCTCGTGTTCTTAGAGGAGGAGCGGGAGGTACTACGGGTACAATTGGAATAACGATGACTCCAGTAGGGCAGGATGTATCCTATCTTAAGCAGTTAGTAGATGATGGTAGAGTAACTTGTCACCGGGCCCCGCTCACAGTAGAGAAAACTACTCCGAAGTATTGTAAACCGATTATCTCACAGAATCAGATCGATGCAATCTCCCAGACTTATCTCCCTATAGATAGGGCTGCGAGACTTAACGGGGATTGGGTAGTAGGTATCCCGGAGGGTAGAGTATTCGATCAGTTCTCCGAAGATATGATATCTAAGGAGCCCGCTCCAATGGGTAACTATTCCTTCTGCGTAGGAGTAGACCACGGTTCCCAGCCTAATGCACAAGTAGCAATCTTAGCAGCCGTAGAGATGAGCGATAGCTCTAAGCCCTGGGTATATGTTCTAGATGAATATGTAAGCGGAGGAGCCCCTCCGGAAGCCCACGCTAGAGCGATATTAGAGATGCTCTCTAGAAACTCCATAGAGGCTGCATCCTGCAGATGGACCGGAGATAATATCCATTATGGAGGCTCCGGAGGTGGGAAGATGAGTAACTCTCTTTTAATGAAGGCTTTCGAACGTGTTATGGGTTATCCGCAAGGGAATCTCCCCTTTCGGATTCGTACTATCAAGAAGCCTCGTTATAGTGTATATTATGGGAGTGCTATGATTCATTCTATTATGGCAAGAAGGCAATTCTTTATCCATCCTAAATGTGAGCGGTTAATCCTATCTCTGCAGCGGTGGACAATGAAAAAAAACCAAAGTGCTAGAAGTAGAGATGAATGGGGCCACTCAGTCGATGCTCTTCGATATTGTGTCGTTCCAACCCTAGAAACTAATAAACTAAATATCCCCGGTAAACTAAGGATCTACTAATGTATATTAATCTACCTATTAAGCCTCTCGCTCCTACTGCAGATGAGCAGGAAAGATGGAGCCATACCGCACTACGGAAGAGAATGATTATTGGAGCCTGGGAGCAAGATCTAGAAGATGAACTCGCTAGACATCTTCCAGCAGATCGGAGAGAGGCTTGGGGCCCTGCGGATCTCTCCTCCAATCCCTTCGAGCAGATCACTAGACAGTTATCTGTTTTATATCATGAGGTCCCAGCAGTAACGAATCTTAACGGAGATATCTCTGCTCTGACTGCTAGAGAGGGATTAGTTACCCAGGCTGGATTATGGCAACTCATGCAGAGAGCTCAGCAGATGGTAATCGGACTAAGAGAAAGCGCAATCCGAATAGATGTTAATCCCCATGTAGTAGGGGCTCCAACTATCGCACCGGGTATCCAGTACCGAATAGTTACTCCTGATCTCCTATATTGCGAAGCCCATCCGGACCAGCCCGATATCCCGGTTTATTATCAGGAGGCTAGACTCCGAGAGCATGAAGGGAAGCCTATATGGGTAGCAGATGTACTAGATATCCGAGATCCTAAGAATCCGATCTTCGGAATGTTCGAAATAAATAAGGATGGAGCCCTAGGGAAGGATATGAGCGTAGAGTTTATGGGACATCCTACCCACAGAGGAGAAGAATATCCTTATAGAGATGGAGAGGGGAATCCCTTCCTCCCCGTAGTTCTCTATCATGCTGAGAAAACAGGATTCTTATGGGATGCTTATAACGCTTCCCAGATGGTATATGGTTCTCTAACTTCTGCGGTTCTGTATTCTATGTGGGTACATCTTGTAAGAGATGCCTGCTGGAGTCAAAAATATGTAGCAGGTCTCTCCGTTGCTGGACTCTCTCAGATAGATCAAAATGAGATAGCCCGGAGATCTTCTATCGCTACAGATCCCTCATCGATTCTAGTATTTACTCAGGATCCAGATGCTCAAGGGCAACCCTTAGTGGGATCCTTTTCTATTCCTACGGATCCTCATGCTCTCCTAGAATCAATCTCCAAATATGAGATGAGAGTAGGATTAGCAGCAGGACTCTCTCCAAGTGAACTTAGCAGAACGAATGGAGATCCCCGCTCCGGTTATGCTCTCGCAGTATCGAAGAGCGGACAGAGGGAAGCGCAGAAAAAATTCGCTCCCGTATTCCGATTGGGAGATGAGGAACTTCTAGCAAAAACTGCTATGCTTGCTAATCGATTCTTAGGAACATCTCTCCCGGAGGCTGGATATAGAGTATCATATCATTCTATGCCATTAACCCCGGATGAGATGAGAGCGCAGAGAGAGGATATTATCGCTAAGATGCAGGCTGGGCTAATCTCTCCTGTACAAGCTGTTATGATGATGTACGAAGATATGGATCAGAGAGAGGCTAGAGAGTATCTCCTTCAGATTCGAAGAGAGAGAGCGGAGTTTATGTAATGAACTGCGAGGA